ACGGGATACACGTAGTCTACGGGACACACTATGTCGTCTCCGTAGACGCGCACCTGATCCGAGAAATGTTTTACATCTCTCGGAGTCAGTGGGCGTTTGAGCTCCTGTTCAATCCCCATGAAGATCAATGTCGTAAAGACCATTGCTTCAAGAGGAAACGTCAGGGCTGAACCCATAGACGCGAACTTGGCTAGGCGAATCACGCCATGACCAGGTACTTCAGCCTTCCGCGATCTGGATGCATCGACAGCCTTATGCAAATGAGGCCATCGAGAGAGCAGATCACGTACGAGCTGATTCGAGACACGATCGGAAGCTTCACTCAAGTCGAGTGTCGCTAGCTCCTGATGAAGGGAGCCTTCCAATGCCTTACGCTGATTAGGCGTTTGGTCAGTGAAACCGATAAGCTTCGAGAGGATGTCATGTCTCTCGATAGCTTCATACAATTCGTAACGGATCGCCTGTTGTGCATATTGCATAGCAGTCGGTTCCATCGCGATAATGCGTGGTGTCTTGAGCGTTTTAGGAACATCAACAACCTTAACAGGTGTTTCTGAACCGGGTTCGAGGATGTCGATCTCGTCAAGCTGGTCGTAGTAACGCCAGTTTGGAAGAAGAAATTCCCCAGCAGGGAAAATCTCCTCCAGACGAGAGGTCCAGGTCTTAAGATTCCACTTTTGATTGCCAATAAGGCGATCAGCCGTGGAACCTGGACCATGCTTAGGCACCACCTCAAGGTTATAGATCTTACGATCTATATCAGTGAGGACAGGTGCGAAAAGCATAGCTGATACGCGACGGAATGACTCACGTTGTGAGTCAGTCCTAGTACTATCAGCCAACGAACATCCTGCTCACACTCAATGTAGCTGCGCATAGCGCTACGCAACCTAGCATCACTGCTAGGAAGTAGCATCTTGCCGAACATCAGCGTTAGCTGACGAACTGCAAGAATTGCATCTACGCACGGCTCATCAAGCAAACGACCACTGTCACGTGAGAACACACGATCGAGAAAACCTCCTAGAAATAGGGGGAGCTCTCCTTTTCGCTGGAAACCAGTGAAAAGACGACGATCGACCTTTCCTTGGTCAAGAGCTTTTTGGAACTCTTTTCCAAAGTCAGGTAGGGTAATCGTTAAAAACGACAACCCCTCGTGTTCAACACGACACTTGACTTTTTTGAAGTCAAGGGTGGCGCTAGTGCTACACCTATTGGCAGATTCATCTGCCAACATATGCCAGAGCAACAATAGGCTTTTCAAAGCCCCTCCTTAAATAGAGGTGGTCTTTCCTAGCCTATGGGCTCGCAGATCATCACCCTAAATGAAGATTTTTATAAAATCTCCAAATGGGATGATGTCGGCCACAACGAGGAGAACCCCGATAAGAAATACGAGTGCCTTAGAAGTCGGCACTGGCATTATCAAAATCAGGTTCCTCTCTTGACGAGAATAGTGCCTCCTCTCTCCTCCAGTCAAGGGGGAGGGAGACAGCTTTCCCGTCTTCGACCTAGCTTTCACCGCCAAGAAGCTTGACGATGGCAGCATCGGTCGAAGCCGTAAACAAGGTCTTAAAACCATTGTAAACGGCAAGAGCCTCTGCATTCGTGTAACCCGCCACAGGCGTGTCGAAAACGATGTAATTACTCATCGAGACCTTCACGTTCTGGGACGGGAGAAACGGATCTGCAGAGACCTTGGAGTGGTCGAGACGAAGCACTCGACGGGTCCGACGCCCGTAGGCGTTGGATGCCGAGAGCTTCACCAGTCCATCCGAACTCATGTACTCACTCTGACCCGTACCCGTGGAAACACGGGGAAGGGAAATAGTGGAACCTGAGATGGTAATGGACTGGGGGTCTGAGAACGCCATAAGCGTGCTCCTTTCGGAAGAGATTTAATCTCTTCCATTGGTGGTTGACGTCAGTGGACAACACTGACTACTGCTATCGAGTAACACCGATAGCAGCAGCTATGGCCAGCTGGGTAGGTGACAAGCCTTCCCAAGCTAGGCCAAAACCAAAGGGGCTTGCCTTCCTGCGTACCTTGGTCTCAGTGACCATAGTTACAGGTTGCGCCTGAACAGGACCACCGGTAGAACCGGCGATCCCAGATTTCGGGCGGGTATAGGTATCAGTGGAGATTGTATGCTCCATGATATATCCATACCGCAAGGCCAGACCGTCATTTGCCCAGCTAGTGATGTTTGAAATAACATCACCAGTATTGGCAAACCAATCAGCGGCCCAGCTCCAGGGTTGCAGGTTCCAGAGAGTCTCTGGAGTCGGTTTCAGGCCGAGTACCTTATCGGCATAGAGCGATGCTTTGTCAAGCTTACTCCGGGAGTCGTATCCGGAGGGCATGGCATAAGTAAACGCTCCTGAAAACCAACGTCTTGTTACCGTCTCACTGGTAACTTGCCCTGCAGCCCTAGGACCAGAAAGAAATTGCGAACCCATGGCAGGCGCCCACGCAGTTTGCGTGTCGTCGCCAAAGGACGTAATTTTTCTGGTCCTCTGTTCTGGGAAGTTGTAACGACGCCTGACTACCTTACCCGCATCACGCTCATACTGAGAAAGTACAGTTTGAGCATGTGACACGGCAGTGGCCAATGAAGTGATATCATTGACCATAGGTAGCCAACCGAACTCGACGTTTAGGTACTCATGACCCGCATTACGTGCGGACAGAGTCCTCGATTCCCAAGTTTGGGAACCGGGTATAAGGGGTAGCTTATCCTTATACAACTCGCCGAGAAAGGTGGCTGCGTTAGCAACTGAGTTCGTGGGCTTGCACCTCGCAATAGCTGTCGTACCCAACGTGTAAAGCAGATTACGATGTGAAACATCGTTCGGCTCTACAGCGGCGGGATACGCTAGCGTGCGAGGGTCGACGGCATAGACTGGCCCGGAGTATTGAAACTCCTTTTGCCAGCCTGAGTCAAAACCCGAGAAACTAAGCTGAACACTAGCAGAGCTAGCAACAGCATAGGATCTACGAGTATAAAACTCACCGCCGATATCCGAC